GCGCCATTCATGGGGGCGGCCGCGGCTGGGCCCGCGGCGGCCGGTGAAAGCTCGGTGCTGGCGGCGGCTGGCGCGATCGGCGGCATGTATGATGTGGGCTCCTGGTCGGTGCCGAGCGACATGATCGCTCAGGTCCATCAGGGCGAGATGATCGTGCCCGCAGCACAAACGCCATGGGCGCAGAGCCTCATGGCGAATGGCGGCGGCGGCGGGGGCCAGCCGATCAATATCACCTTCGCAATCACGGCGATGGATTCGCAGAGCATCATGCAGAGCCTCGGGAGCGTCAAAACGCAGCTCGCGCGGACGCTCAGCGACACCATTTCGCGCAACCCGTCCTTGAGGCCCAGCTATTGAGGCTCGGCGATGGCCTTCAATGCCTTCCCGTCCTTATCGCCCGCGTTCCCGATCGCCCGCTCGCCGGCCGTCGATACGGTGCGGCAGGAATCAATTTCGGGCAAGCGGACACTTTTGCCGTTGCGCACTGTGCCCCGCTGGAAGTGGCAGATCACCTACCAAATCTTGCGGTCGGCCTATTTCACTTATGGTTCCTTTGACGAGCTCGAAACACTCACCGGGTTCTGGCTCGCTCAATCGATCTCCGGATTGCCATTTGCCTATACTGAGGCAGAAGACAGCACGGCCACAAACCAAGGCTTCGGTGAAGGTGACGGGGAGACGACTGCATTCCAACTTACTAGAGGACGCAGCGGCTTTGCGGAGCCTGTCTATGCCCCCACGATCATCACATCGGTCGAAATCGCCGGCACGCCGACGGCCGCCTATACGCTTGGCGCAACTGGCATCGTGACCTTCAATAGCGCGCCGGGGGCGGCGCAAGCGCTGACCTGGTCCGGCTCATACGCGTGGCTTTGCCGTTTTGACGAGGATACGCTTAATCTCTCGCGCTTCATGGCCGGGCTGAGCGAGGCAAAATCAGTGAAATTCTCTAGCGAGATCGCGCCGTGAAGGCGGTCTTCGATCCGACTGGGGAGTTCGTCCCCTACCTCAATTCTGCCGGCGGCCAGATCCCGCTAATTCAATACGATCTCTACACCTTCTCTCTGACCGGCGGTGGGATGCTCCTGTGGACGACGGCCGACTTTCCGATCACCGCGCCAACGGATGCGTACTGGAACGCGCCGAGCGTCTTTGCGCCGGGCACCCTTTGGTTCTCGGGCATGACCTGGTTGCCGAAGGTCCTGGACGCCGAGGACAATAAGGCGACAGCGCATTGGAAGATTGGTCTCGACAGCGATACGTGGCAGGTCAAGATCGCGCCACGGCCCTTCGATCTCGCGACCGGCAATCCTTTCCCGGATATGATCGGCGATGTTCCGATCTTGCAGGCTGCCGCTGCGGGCGCGCTCGATAGTGCCGACGTTATCGTATCGCGTGCATATTTCGCAGCAGTTCCAATCTGGCCGATCCCGGTCATAGGCCTCGCGCCGATCGGCGTCGTGCATATCTTCCGCGGACTCATGGGCGAGGCAGATGTCACAACATCATCGCTCTATCTGAACATCAACGACTATAAGTCCCTGCTCGGTCAGCAGATGCCACGCAACCTCTACCAGGGCTCGTGCCGGCATCTGCTCTATGATATCGGCTGCACACTCAACGCAGCCGACTTCACGGAAGCCGGCACCGCGGGCGTCGGCTCAACCCAGGCCGTGATTGTCTCATCGATCGGCGCGCCTCCCGGTTCCGGCACTTATCAGCTGGGCACAATGACCTTCACGTCAGGGGCGAATGAGGGCGTGTCGCGCTTGATCTCGCAATGGGCAGTCGGCCAGGGCTTTTTCGCGATGCTCAATCCTTTCCCTTATCCGGTCTCTATCGGTGATGCATTCAGTGTGACGGCGGGATGCGACAAGCAGCAGTCCACGTGCTCGGCGTTTAACAATCTCCTCAACTTTGGTGGCGATTCCTATATCCCGGCGCCGGAAGTGAGCCTCGGATGATGATCCTGCTGCAGCGTTACATCAAGAGACTTGCTGGCCGTTACATCAAGAGACTTGCTGGCCGCGATCCGGGAATTCTCGGGGTCGAGAATATCCTCGAAGACGAAAACGTGCTTGCCACCGAGCCCCGCCGGCAAAAGGCAAATAAACGTGAACGCAAGCGTGATCGTTAACGACGCGCCACGCGCCAAGATCATCGCCGTCGCGCGCAGTTGGATCGGCACGCCGTTCCACAATCTCGCATCGAAAAAAGGCGTCGGCGTCGATTGCGCGCATTTTCTTCGCGAGGTTTATGTCGAGGCTGGCGTTATTGAGCCGTTCGAGATCAAGCCATATACGCCGCAGTTCATGCTGCACAGCGACGATCCGAAATTCGAGTCCTATGTCGTCCGGTTCGGCGAGGAGATCGCAGAGACGGCGGTCAAGCCGGGCGATGTCGTGCTCTACAAAATTGGGCGCAGCTTTTGTCATGGTGCGATCATCGTCGAATGGCCGCGCGCGATCATCCATGCTTTCAAGAGCTACGGCCGCGTAGTGGAGAGCGGCGCGCGTGAGAGCGATCTTCTGCGACTGAAGGTGAAGTTCTTCTCCAAATGGCCATAGGCGCATGTCATCGATCTTTGGGGCTGGGCAGCGTGCCAATAGCGACAACACGCCGGCCACAAACATCCGCATCCAAAGCTCGATACAGGGGCGCCCGAAGGCGATAGGAGCAGGCCAAAATCGGGCGTCTGGAAATTGCATTTGGTACGGCGATTTCACGGTCACGCCCGCCAGCGCACCAGGGGGGAAAGGGGGCGGCGGTGTATCGGGTCTGTTTAAGGGGCAGCCAGGCCTATATAATTATTCGGCCTCGTTCATCATCTCGCTCGGTGAGGGGCCAATTTCCGGCATTCAGACGGTCTACAATGGGAACGCAATTGATTTTCTCGTGACGCCGCCGCAGTCCATTCTGAATGACCTCACCGCCCTCGGCATCACGCCGACCTACGGCAATACTTACGGCATGACGTTTCTGGACGGCGATTATGGGCAGGAGCCTTGGAGCTATCTGAGTTCAGCGCACCCCAGCCAAGCACTTGCCTACCGGGGCGAGGCGCTGGCCTGCTTCGCTAATCTGGGCCTCGGCGGATCGCCGGCGCTGCCGAATTTCACATTCGAGCTCCTGTGGGAGATCAATAGCGACATTCCCTCGGTTGGGCCGGATGCGAATCCGGCAGACTGGATCACAGCGTTCCTATCGAATCCATACTGGGGGATTGGGTTTCCAGCCGCGCTGATCGGCGATCTTACGGCCTATCAGACTTGGGCGCGCGCAAGCGGGATGCTGATTTCGCCGGTACTCACCGATCAGCAAGCGGCGAACTCGCATCTGAATGATCTGATGACGGCGACCGTCGCCGATTTTCGCTGGTCAGCTGGCTTGCTCACGGTCGTTCCCTATGCTGAACAGGCGATGTCGGGGAACGGGTACACGTTCACACCGGACACCACTCCAGTCTATGATCTGACGACGGACGATTTTCTGGCAAACCAGGGCACGATTGGCAATTCGTCGCCGGCCGAAAAAACCGCCATCGTGGTCGTCCGCAAAGATCCCGCGACGGTGTTGAATAAAGTTCAGGTCGAATATCTCGATCGCTCGAACATCTATAATCCGGTCACGATTTACGACACCAATGACGCCGCAATCATTGCCGCTAGGCGGCTGCGGGTCAGCGATCTCCGCCAACACCATTTTTTTTGCTTAGGCAGCGCGGCGTCAATCTCGGCATCGTTGCAGCTTCGTCGAGAACAAGTCGTCAATCAATACCAGGTCACGCTGCCGCCGCAGTTCATTCTTCTCGACGTGATGGACATCGTCACGCTTACCGAAGCAAATCTCGGCTTCAGCGACCTTCCGGTTCGGATCATTGAAATCCAGGAGAACGCTGATCGATCATTGACAATTACAGCGGAGGATTTCCTCGGCACCGTTACGGCGCCTCTCTATGGGCGCCAGCAACCCCTTGGCGCGGCGCGCAACATCAACGTCGATCCGGGCGTCATCAACCTACCGATCTTCTTCGAGCCGCCAGATTTACTCGGCAATGGCCTTTCTCTTTGGGGCGCAATTTCGGGGGCCAATCTGAGCCTGTGGGGCGGCTGTAACGTCTGGATTTCGTCGGAATCGGACGGCAGCTATACCAAGATCGGCTCAATCAACGGTCCGGCGCGCATGGGCGTTCTTGCCGCTGCGCTGCCTTCGGTCTCGGCCGCTTTCTCCGGGCCGACCATCGATAGCGCCGATACGCTGGCGGTCAATCTTTCGGAAAGCGGCGGCGAACTCGCGAGCGGTTCGGCGCTCGATATGACTAGCCTCAACACGCTCTGCTACTGCGACGGCGAACTCCTTGCCTATCAGAATGCGATGTTGGTCGGGGCGAACCAATATCAGCTCAACCCGATCCTCCGCGGCGCCTATGGATCGACGATCGGCGCGCACGCTGCAGGAGCAAACTTTGCCCGGCTCGACAATCTGATCTTCAAGTACCCGTTCACTGCCGACCGCATTGGCTCGACGATCTATCTCAAATTCCAGGGCTTCAATATCTTTGGCGGAGGGCTGCAGAGCCTCGATAATTGCGGCGCCTATCCGTACACCATCAAGGGCAGCGCTCTCTCATCGCCGCTGCCGACAGTGCAGAATCTTCTGATCGCCTATCCGGCTGGCATTGCGTCGCTTTCGTTCGATGAAGTGACGGATTTCAGGACTGGCATCCGCTATAGAATCTTCCAAGGGCCGAGCGCCGCAACCGCGCAGCAGGTCGGGGATATCGCGCATCCGCCGTTCGCACTCAACAACACCGGCACCTATTACGTCCAAGCTTATTGCCAGCCGGTGCCGGGACTCGTCGCTTCAAGCGCGTTGTCGGCGGGGCTCGAGATCAGCGGCACGCTGCTGATCGAAAATCCGCTTGCTGAATTCAATCAGCAGACCGCGAATTGGCCGGGCACGCTTATCAACTTCACGCGGAGCGGCGTCTCACCTGATGAGATCTTGCTGCTGAACAATGCTTCCGGCGTCGATCTCGGCCTGGCGAGCCAAGCGGTGACGGCAGCCGACGATTTCGGGCTCACCACCGACCATGAGATCATCGCCGTCATCGATCTCGGCAACGTGGGCTGATATGGAGCGATCATGCTGATTCTTCCAGCGCAGCGCGATTGGAAGATCCTGCCATCATACAAAAAGCACGAGTGGGCCGGATCATCGGCACGTCGCGGCGTCAAGACTTATGGGCGCCTTACCGCACGCTTGCACGACGGGCATATTGTCTGGCGCGGCTGGTTTGAAGATCAGGAGGACGCGGACGAATTTCTGCACGCGGTTGCGTCAGGTTCGATTCGCTATGAGCGCGAGCTGTGGCGGCTGCCGGCGCCGTGGTGGCATCCAGACATCGGTGAGGACGAAGGGCTCACTTACGAGTTTTCGACCCTAACATTTCTCAGCACCGGCACCGGCACGCAAAGTTGGACCGTCGAGAGCGGGTGGAACTCGGCCGACAACATGGTCGAGGCCATCGGCGCCGGGCTGAACGGGGTCACTGGCACCATATCAACCGGCGGCGCTGGCGGTGTAGCCGGTTGCTATGTCGAGACTTCGAATCTCGCTCTAACAGTTGGCAATGGCGTCAACTATCAGATCGGGGCGGCCAATGGCACGACGGGTTCCGGCACGTCGCCAACGGCGAATTCTTGGTTCGATAATTCAAGCACTCTCGTCGCGCCAGGTGGGGCAAGCGTCACGACGAACTGCGTTGGATCATCGCCAGCGGCCGGTGGTGCAGGCGGCGGTAATAACATAGGCAAGGCGGGCGGCGGCGGCGGCGCGGGCGGTCCTAACGGAGCGGGAGCAGTCGGTGGGACTGCTGGAGCCAATGGTGGGGTCGGCGGAACAGGTGATAACGGGGACGGGGGCGTCGGAGGCACGGCCGGGACCAGCACGGCAGCTGGGGGCCCAGGCGGAAACGGGACAGAATGGCAAGTTTCGCCTTCCTACGGTTCCGGTGGCGGTGGCGGTGGCGGCGATGGAATAAATATTGGGGGCAATGCGGGCAACTACGGAGCTGCGGGTGGCGGCGGTGGCGGCTCTTCTCCGCACACCCCCGGCGCGGGGTCTGGAGGTCTCATTGTCATAACCAATTATCCGGCAGCGGCATCGTTAGTTTTCGGAGTGCGCCGCATGTTTCTAAAGCGCTAGGTCATCAAAGAATTCTTCCGTTGGTTTCTGCCGCTATCGCGGGCTTGCGGCCACCGACGCGTCAAAGCATGCCCGTCATATCCTGAAAAAAGGAAACTGAGCCATGGGACGCCGCATCTATAAATCAGGCTTCGACACCGCGTCGATCGGCACGGCGGTGCAAGACATCTGGTCGCTGTTCGCCGGCGCGTCAAACGGTATTCAGATACATTGGTGCCAAATGACGGCGGCGAGCGTCACGACGGCGGCGCAAATCCGCCTCCGGTTCAAACGCGGCACGGCCACGGTTACGCAGGGTAGCGGTGGCACCGTGTCGGCTATGAACCTCGTGGACGACGGCGATACCAAGGCCGCAGGTTCGACCGTGCACAACAATGATACGACGCAGGCAACGACGACCGGAAATTTCACGGGCCTTCTGGAATATTTCCAATGGAACGTGCTGCTTCCGTTCGATTACATGCCGGGCCCCGAGGATGAGGATAGGCCGACATGCTTGGTCTCGCAGATCCTGATCTTCGACCTCCCGGCCGTGATCGTGGCGACCACGATTTCGAGCAACATCTCCTGGCGTGAATATCCGTAAGCTGAAAGCGGAGGAATCATGGTTCAAACAATGGTGCTCGCCCCATACGAAGTTGTCATTTGGGGCGAGCGGAAAGACAAGCCCCTTGATCGCATTTCGCTCATGGCTTTCTCGGCAGACGAGGCCAAGGCGGAAGCGCTCAAACGCTTCCGCGCCACCGTAGGTCTGCTGATGCCGATTTCGCGCATCGTCCGCATCGACGTCTGCGATGGCGTGCGAGTCACGCCGCAGCAAAAGCAACACAGGCTCTTCGAGGATCTGGCCGAAGTCTGCCTCGGCTCTTCGATGGACGATGTTCAAGGCGCCGCGGTGAATTTACTGCTCACCGCAGTTCAACGCCGCGCCGCGAATCTCGCCGATGCGGAGAGGCGCTGGGACGAACTCCTCGGGCGTGGCAAACAGGCGCTGCGGCGGCGCTATTCTGGCGAAACCGATGCCCGCGATGCGGCGGCGGAATCGGAAATAGGCAAGCGCTTACTCGCGTGAACCGTGCCGCATAGGGCGAGATCGCCGCTATGACCGTTCTCGCCTATGTTCTGCGGCATCGACAATTCGTGCGGATTAGAAAAGTTCTGGACGGCTCTCAGTCTATTGGGCCGTCTAATTTGAGCTGGAAGCTCCCGCTCATAAGAGTTCCGCCACGGCCGCATGCGCGGTTTGTGCGGGCGTTCCGGTTCTTTTGGCGGCAGAATCATCTCAAATATTATCAGCCGGTCCCGCCGCCGCCATCGAAGCTCGTCGTCCAAAAGTGGACGCTACGAAAGCGCTGGCTTCCGCGGCGCCCATTATGGCGTGGCTTGGTCGAATGGCGCGCGCGGACGCGCTCGATGCCGCCGCCGGCGCTGCCGCCTTCGCCTTCGTACCTCAACATCATCAAGCGATGGCCCAAGCGGTGGGAGCCTCGCCGCCCCTTGCAGCGGGGCTTGATAAGGCGCCCGTGGCGGCAAAGGATGCCCGCGCCAGCACTGCCGGCCGCCTTTGCCTACCGGCCGCCACCGCATCTGAAACGGCCGCGCCGCCTAATTGCGAGATTCTTTAGGCCGCTGCGCAAGGAGACTATTCTCGGTCACGTTCTGACGCTGTTTAAGCCGCTGCGGCGGCGCTGGCAGCCCCGGCGCCCGCTCTGGCGCGGGCTGATTCGCGGATTGCGGCGGACGCGTTCGGCCGCCCCGGTCAAGCCCGCGACCTTCGTCTATCGCGCGCCCAAGCACCTGCAGCGGCGCCGACGATTGATGCCGCGGGTTTTCCGGCCGCGCCATTTTATCATTCTCCGCAAAATTGTGACGCTGTTCAGGCCGTTGCGGCGGCTGCGCATCAAGCGGCGCCGCATGATCCTGCCGGCGCATCGGTATGCTTTCATCGCGCAGCCGATCCCGTCGCTCGGGCCGGTCGCCTTGATGCTCATCGCGGCAGAGGCGGGCAATCTGCCGATTCTCGGCTGCTACACGGTTCCCGAGAGCGACATCTACGATCTCGGCTATGAAGGCACGCTGAACCTGAGCGAGACATGGGCGGCGTCCGGCGCGCTCGCCAGTTCGAACATCCTGGCCCTCGCCAGCTTTCTCGCGCAGACGGATGTGCTCGATCAGGCCGCGTCGGCGAGCATCATCTCTTGGGTTGAAATCAACATAGGCGTGCCAAGCGCGAACGGCATCGCTTGGGGCGGCTGGCAGAAGTTCGTGCCGGGCAGCTATCCCGGACAATACGCATGGCGCCGCGCATGGGTGCAGGCGCCGAGCGCGCAAATCCAAGGCAGCCTTATCGCGTTCAACGATACATGTTCCGTCCCGGCGCGGATCGACCATTATCAAAATCTGAGCGTCCCGAGCGGCGGCCTTAAGATCACCTTCGAACCTGACGGTGCCTCTGGCACGGCGCCGTTCAACTATGGGCCCGACGGTGCGGCGTTGCCCTTCGTCATGGTCACGTTCAGCGCGCAATCCGGCGACGTTCTGTCGATCACGTCGCTCAGCTTAGCGAGCGTCACGATCCAAATTCTGAACGGCGGAAGCGGCGTCGCTCGCAGCGGCGTCAACGTCAGCGTCGAAGGTTACTGAGGAAATCCGATGCGAGGATTGATGAGAGCAGCCCGAATATTTTTCGGGGCGCTGGCGCTCGCCCTCATTTCCTTGCCCGCACTCGCGGCGCAGGGCACGGGCTGCATGCCAGTGACGGGTGTCGTCTCGGGCGTGCAATTCTCCGAGGACATTAACGCTGGCCTTGCGGCGCTGATCTCGGGCAATAGCGGCGCCGCCGCGCCGCATACCGATTGCAGCGGCGTTGCGGTCCTCGGCCAAGTTTGGTTCAACACGGCCGGCACATATCCCTCATGGGAGATTTACGACGGGGCCGATTGGCTGAGCCTCGGGTTCATCGACAAGACCAATCACATTTGGATGCCGCAGGTAGCAGGCGGCATCGCAACGCTCGCGGCGGCCTCAACGACGGATCTCTGCGCGACCACGCCGCAAGATTACATCACAATTTCAGGCACGACACAGATCAATTCGTTTGGATCGAGCTGTCAGCTTGGACAGGTCAAGTTTCTTAATTTCACTGGCGGCACGCTGATCAACTATAATGTCTCCGACATTCTCACGCAGAATAGTCAGAGCATCACGACCGTGGCCGGCGATCAGGCGACTGCCTTCTATCTCGGCGGCGGCGTGTGGCGGCTTCGCGATTATCAGACGCGCGGCGAATTGCCTGGCGGCTCGACTGGTGCGGTCCAGTGGAATAATGGCGGAGCATTTGCCGGAGCCTCCGTAGCGGCGGGCAACGTTGTAATTGGTGGTGGATCGAGCGGCCCGCTAGATAGTGGGACGCTTCTTGCGTCCCTCGCACCGCTCAACTCACCGAACCTCATCTCGCCGATACTCACAACTCCATCATACGCCGTTCCAAACGCATCTGGCTCGACCCAAACGACGACGGCGGCGTGCACATCTGGCTCACCAAATGTGACTCTCGCGGCGGCCATAGATTTCAAAAACGGAGAAGGGATCAATCTCCTTGGATGCGGCGGCGCTTTTGCTGGTGCGAACCCAACATCGCTCAATATTTCGCACGCGGGAACTGCCGGCTCGACCTCTCACACCTATAAAATAGCTTGCATCGATCCGGGCGCCGCGACGGGCGTAGCCTCGCTATCTGGCACGACGACGACAAGCAACGGGTCGCTGAACGGTACGAACTATAACGTTCTGTCATGGACTGCCGGGGCGGGCTGCGCGGGCTATGCCATCTATCGTGATGGCACATTGGTCGGCGTCACCAACTCCACGGGGTTCAACGAGACTGGGGGTTCCGCCCCGCTGGCGGCCAATATTCCGCAGTCGGCGCCTGCAGCGGCGGCTAAGGAAAACTTAGTCACCACGGTCATTGCGGGCGCTGGTACGCAGAATATTACTTTGGCGGCAAACGCGGGCGCCACGGCATCGTCGGCACCCGTTCTTCATGACGACACGATAGCCCTTCAAACGGCCATCAACGCACTCCCGCCTAGCGGCGGAGAGATTAAGTGGCCGCCCGTAATCTACAACATCTCGTCATCAGTCTCTTTAGGAAACGGCACCGGCGCCACGGGCAGCTCGACTTCAACTGCGAACGGGATGGTCATCAAAGGTTCGTCGTTGCCGGGCGGCTGGGGCAATCCTTCTCCAACGGGAACGATCTTAAATTGGGTTGGCCCTCCTGAAGCGATGGTTGTCGTAAAAGGCTTCGTTGTCGGCTGGGGATTTAACAACATCGCCATGCAGTGCAATGATATTGCCTCCGCCGGCTTGTATGTTTTGGATGGCGAGTACGGCAAGGGAGACTATGATTCTGCCTGGCAATGCCAAAGAGGATTCTGGACAGACACTTATAATAGTTCGACGGGAGGCTCGGCGTTCAACGAGTTTCATTCGCCATTTGTGCAAGGCCCCGACAACGGGTTTTGGCAGGCTTATACGGTTAGCGGAAACGCCAGCGGTGACTCCTACGACAACAACTTCTATCTCTGCATGTCGCAGGGTTCCGTAAATTCGCAGGGGTACGGCGTCTATCTCGGCGCATCTGATGACAATGGGTTCTACAATTGCCGCGCCGGCACCAACGTCGCCTATGCGATCGACTTTGACTTTTCGATCAACACGTATTGGCCAGCCAACAATGACTTCTTTGGGTTCGACGGACAAGGTCAGACGATCAACCAGAACGGTTCGCCGGGAACAAGCAATATCAATATCATCTACGGCCTGCAGACGAACAACGGCTCGACTTGCCCGAGCCTTTCTGGCCTTTCCTGTCACAGCAACTAGGTGGATCATCTAAGGGCCATGGACGCCAATGCGGAAATGCTCAACCCGCCCGATAATCCGCGCTTCCGCGACAACGTCGGTTTTTCGATCACCTGTGACCGATGCGGGCGATGGCAGCGGCTAGGCGCCCCGCCTATTGTCGCGGCCATGCAGAGAGCTGCCGCTTCCGGCTGGATCAAATCCGCAGGCAAGGATCTTTGCCCGCTCTGCGCCTTGTCGGAGGTGAACTATGTCCGTCCAGTTTCAGCTCCGACGTGACGTCCCGGCCAATCTCGCGGCGTTCGTGGGCGCTGTTGGCGAGCCGATCTATGACACGACAAATAGGCGCTTGCTTCTCAACGACGGGCTGACACCGAACGGCATTCCAGTCAACGCCGCTTATGGGCCGCTCGGATCATTTCTGCAGCCCAATACGCTCGAAGGTTTGATCGAGACGATCACGACCGGCGGCACGACGTACAGCTCGACGCTCCAAATTCCCGCAGGCTGCTTACTCATCGGCGTGTGCTCGCTCGTCGAGGCGGCCATCATCGGCTGCACCGCATTCGAGTTGGGGATCTCCGGCACGGCGGCCAAATTCGCAACCGGACTCGCCGTTGCGGCGGCCTCGAGCAATGCGGCTCTGGTTGGGCCTTTCATTTTCACTTCTGCAACATCAATCCTCGTGACGTCGACGGCTGGCGGCAATTTCACCGGCGGCTCGATTCGCTTCGCGATCCAATATCTCACGATCGGCGCGCCACTGTCTTAATTGGCGGCCTCCTGCTCGCTTACGCGGGCCTCTAACCCAAAGGTGATTGATGTTTTTTCCACAACGCCTTTACGGCGCGCTTGCGCTTCTTCTCGTGATTTTCGTCCTCTGCTTCGCATCTCATGCCAATGCGGCGGGGCGAACCCACCATCGCCACCACCATCGTGCGTGCGTAGTGTTCTGCCGCACCACACAGGCGCACCATCACCATGCGACCTTTGAAGGCTTTCTGCGTGGCGTGGCCGCAGCTAAGCCGATCATCCACATGCAATCCGAATCAAACACAATCACCGTCTTCGGCAACCGCGAAGTCGAGACCGGCGGCATCTTCAGCGGCTTCTTTCAGGACATGAGCTACCGCCCGAATGCGGCCGGCGCCTTGATCGGTGCGGCGCGCGGCCAAGTCGCGGCGATGGTTAGGGCTGATGCCGAACGGCTTGGCGTGCCCGCTTCTCTTGCCCTAGCTGTGGCACACTTCGAATCCGGCTTCCGCATGTCGCTCCGCGGCGCGGCGGGCGAGCGCGGCGCGATGCAAGTCCTGCCGCAGACGGCTTGGCATGTCGGCGTCGGCGGCAGCCTTTATGGACCGGCCGGCGTCGAAGCCGGGGTCCGGTATCTCAAGGAAGCGCTCGATGCGCAAGGCCGCTACGGGCTCTGCGCGGCGCTCTCAGCCTATAATCACGGGCTCGGCTATGTCAGGTGCACCGGCTATGGCCGCACGGTCCTAGCGATCGCCAATGGGGCCCCGACGCTCGGGGCTGCGCTGATCGAGGCGCGCTGGTCGCCGGGCGCGGGGCATCGTCACCATCACTGGCGTCGTCGATACGCTTGAGGCCACACACCAATGGATCCGCTTTCACTCTGGCTGGGGGCCATCGAGTTCTGGTGGAATTTCTGGGCCAGAGCGTGGGCGATAATGCCGCCGGCCCGGCGGAAATTCAGGGTCATCAAGGGAGATCGGGAATGATCCTCTCCCATCATGCCGCGACCGTTATCGTTCTGCCGTCGCCGGATTTTTCTGGGCTGTGGTGGGGCATCGCTGCCGCGATGCTCGTGATCCTCGTCGTGCTTTATGTCGAGATGAGCTGACGCTGGCCGTTGAGCCGCGTGCGAGAATAGGAGGCGAGTTTATGATTCATTGGCTTCTCGTACACTGGTACGTCTGGTGGTCGGTCGGCAGCGTGGCCACGTTCTTCATCGCTCTTTCTTTGATGAGTGTAGTTACGAATATATTCGTCGTCGCGGCCTGGAGCATCTTCGCATGGCCGCTCTACCTGGTGATCTGCGTCGTCTCCGCGCTGGACAACCCGTGAAGCCGAATTCAGGTGACACAATGGACGTTGACAAATTCTTCGACGCAATCCGCCAGAGACCATTTGGTGGATCGCTTACTCAATCGCAGGTCGAGGGCATCGATGCGATCTTGGCGGCATTCGACAAGTTTCAATCCATCGTCCCGGATCGTCGCTTCAAGGCCTACATGTTCGCGACTGCGTTTTGGGAAACCGCTAGGACGATGCAGCCTATTTCAGAAATAGGCCACGGCATCGGGCACGAATATGGGGAGCCGGTTGGACCCTACGACCAATGCTACTACGGTCGCGGCCTAATCCAACTTACTTGGCTCGCCAATTATCAGAAGGCGCAAGAAAAACTTTCTGCTGTTGGGGTTATCTGCGATCTCGTCAAAGAACCGAACGCCGCTCTTGGGCTAGATATCGCCGCCCCGATCATGATCCTCGGCATGACGCAAGGATGGTTCACCGGGAAGAGGCTGTCTGATTATTTCGATGATGCCTTCACTGACTGGACGGGCGCACGGCGCATCATCAATGCTCAAGACCACGCGCAAGAGATCGCGGCGATCGCCGTTGAATTTAGCAATGCGCTTGCCCTGTCGGCGTGAGGCGATGGTCCGCGCCGCCGACGTCGCCTTCATCGTGTTGCTCGTTGCCGGGATGATCGGGATCGGGATCGTAATGCTGCTGGTGTGGCTTGCCTGCCGGCCATTCGTGTTTGTGTCGAAGCAGATCGAAAAGCTCGTGTGATTGAGGGGAACTGAAATGCGCAAGCTCTTGCTCGCCGCTGTCGCGAGCGCATGTCTCTGCTCGCCCGCTTATGCGAAAGATCCCGGCTGTCAGCCCAATGCAAAAAACTGCGTCTGCACGCAGACGACCGATCCTCGAACGGCCCTCGGCTACAATCCTCTTTCACAATTAGATGGTGGCCGTCAGACGATATCTGCCCCATGGGTCTGCATTGATCGCGATGCGCTCGACGATTCTAAAGAAGGTAGGGAAGCCGTCACCTACCATATCGGCGGCGCGAACATCGCTTCTGATCCGGCGATCACTGTGAAGATGGTATCGCCCGGCGGCCTGACTTACTCCGCCGATTTCACGCCTCCGCAGTAACCGCGCCGCGCGGTTCGCGGCAACATGAAGAGGAAAACTTATGGCACTCTCACTCACTCTACCCCCTGGACTTGTTTCGACCGTGATTTCAGGCACGGCCGAGGCCGGCGCCAGCCTTGCCTTGCCGACAATCCTTGGCCAAATTACCAGCCTTTTTGCGCCACATGTGGCAGCGGCAGCGACCCCAGCAGCTCCGGCCCCAGACGTGACAAAGAAGACCATGACCGTCGCCTGGGCTACAGCCAATCCATCGCTCGTGCCGCTTTACATGGCGACGGGATACACAATCGTTCCCTGAGTGATCGCACAATAGCCGGCGCGTTGCATGTTCAGCGCGCCGGCCTCTTTTTCAGACCCCGTGCCACGCGGTTCGCGGCAATCCAAAAGGACAATCCTATGCGCGCGCGCATCCTTCTCGCGGCGGCGATGATGCTCGTCGCCATTCCCGCCTTCGCGGCGGACAGCACAACCATTTCGGTCTCGCCGCTTATGGCCTATGTCGGCCAATTACTTCTGGCGGTCTTCGGATCGACGGTGACGTTTGCTACGCCTTTCGTAGCGGCGCGGCTCTATAAACTGCTCGGGATCAAATTCACTGATGCTCAGTGGGCAGTCGTCGATCGCACGGCCGAGCATTGGGCGGCGCAGCTTTGGGCGGCGGCCGACACATCGATCGCGACGAAGAAGTTCGATGTTGGCGATACGACCGTCGCTGAATATGCGCAATATGCGATCAAAGACATCCCCGAGATTTCGGAGAAGTTCGGCCTCACGCCTAAGACGATGGCGCAATTCGTCACGGCGCATCTCGGCAGAATGCAAGCCACGTCTGGTGCGGTGCCTCAAGCCTCGGCTGCCGCCAAGGGGGCATCATGAGCTTTTGGCATAATCTCGATGACGGCGCGAAGAGCTTGTTCGCCTTACTGACCAAATCGTCGGCCGTCTCGTCAAGGATGGACCCGACGTCGACCGTCACCGCCATCATGGATGCGACGAAGAATCCGAAGGCGGCGCTCACGGACGGGAGCGCCCAAACCATCCTTTACACGGTGGATGACCTGCTGGCGATGGGGGCGATAATCCCGTCGCCGGCCACGCCAGCCCTCGCAGTCGCCGCGACGGCGCTGGGGGCGATTGCCGAAGAGGAGCCCGTGATCGCGCTAGGGGCGGAGTTTTTGCTGGCAACGCAGGTAATGAAGATCCCGGCCGTAACGGAGGCGACCGAGGAGCACATCGAAGATCAGCTAGGTACGACACACGGCCGCGACGATAAGGACTGAATCCATGTTGATCGTCCCGAAGCCCGCGCTTTCCACTGCCCGCCTGCGGTTCACCACGAGCTCCGGCAATCTCGTCGCCGAAGCAATCCGCTTCGATACCGAGGGCGCAGTGAGCCACGTCGAGGCCGTGCTTCATGATGGCTGGATCATAGGCGCCTACCTCGATGGCGGCGTTGTGCGGCGAGCTGGCGACTATGACAAGAAGGCGACCACGCAGATTTTCGCTGATCTCCCCATGGGCCCCGGAATGTATGCGGCGTGGGTACTATTCCTAACCTCGCGCCTCGGCTGGTCCTATGACTTGCCGGCGATCGCCGGGCTGGCCTTGCACGACGTAAGCCTTCACGAAGAGCACGCGCTGATCTGCTCGGCCCTTCAGATCGATGCGCTCAGACATTGCGGCTGGTGGCCGAATCCTCTTGCCGTCCGCTACCATTGCATAACGCCCGTGGTCGCGCTGCTCATGCTGCAGGCCGATCAGCGCGCGATTGTGCATTCGCCCGAAACGGCCGCTCCGTGATCTCCGGCGTCTGGATCGCCACAGGATTTCGGCTTTGGCTTGCTGCCACCGCTGTCGGCCTTGTCGTGATCGCGCTCGCGGCAAATATTTGGTGGGTCACGGTCGAGGGCCAAATGAAGATCATGCGCGCCGAAACCCACATGCGGACCGCCGCTCTCAAGGCGAAAGAGCACGAATCTGTCGCCGCTTGCCTTATCCTCGTTGTGGCGGCGTCGGGATTTCTGGCGGTCGAGCTGCTGCTCGTCATTCTGAATTGAGCCGCACCGGGCTCGACGGCGATCCTGGTCACCAGGATTTTGGAAAGGTTGTGAGCGAGATGGCTGATAATGATGAGATGGAATGTAGCCCGGAGCATCCGAAGATGGAATGTCCCGTTGCCCCTGAGCTTGTGCATGTCGCCGAGCTTGCAGCAAGAATAGCCGCTCGTGACGCCGTACGCGATTGGGTGGCCCACTCGGCTAATATGCCAGCGATGTCGCGGGCAGAGCTCAGTGACATCATTCGCTCGACCTGCAACGACCTGATCGATGAACGGCTCCATGCGATCGGCCTCGACATGAAAGATCCCGCCGAGACCGCGACGAAGCTGAAACTTTTGTTTCGAACGCAGCATGCCGCCGGCATGGTTGTCGTCTGGACAACGGTGGGCATAATCGGTGCCGCCGTGGGCGGGATGTTGTGGCTGCTCGCCGCGCCATGGCGGATAATGCATGGCGGGAACGGCGGCAGCCCATAATTAGGCGGAATGAGTAGATAGGGGCTTATCTGGTATCTGTCAAGGGCAAACTCCCTTGTCCGGTTCCGCGCCCGGCGACCGATGGCGTCAGGAATGTTCTCTTATCGAGTATTTCGACGATGCGACCTTTGGAATTTTGCAGATATTTCTTGTATTGAGGAACTGCACCCGGCTTGAGTTGTACAACTAAGCCATCTTCATATGCCTTTTGCATCCGCTCTCTTGTCCACCGCCAAACCCGTTTGACGCCCAAAAATTCATACGTGCGGTATGTTGGCGCAAACGCCGGAAGCTTTTAAGTCCCCCTGCACCTAAATCAGGTGCATGAACGACATCTCAAACAAGTATGCGCTTGCCGCTCTTAAGAAGCGGCGGGCCGAGATCGCTGGCGAAATGACAGCGCTCCGATCTCGCCTTCGCTATCTTCGGGGCATGATCGAACACGTTGACAACGCGATCCGACTC